ACTATTCAGCAAGCTATACAAGTGACGTAGCGGCCAATAGATGTGTTGGTTAAAGTTCTTGGTTTCATCGTCAAGAACCTTACTGTTTTCACCTTGTACAAATATGTTACGGAGAGGATCAGCAATAAACAGATGGTCCTTTCTAACATTCTGGGCAAAATTTGTGAACACACTGGCCACTGTGTTGTAATTTTCACGTATAGCGAGTGCATTTCCTTCAAGTGCTTCGTTGTTGGTTTTATAGAAACCATCCATATCCAGAGGAATGGTGTCATCAAATATGTTTGCTCCGCTTAGAACACTCTTATTGTATTCAGCTGCAGCAAAAATGGTTCCTAGACCGGCTTCCAAACTCAAGCTCATATTATAAAGGTCCGGATTTTCCAGAAGAGTTTGTACGCGTTCCAGTTTTGTCGGAATGCTGCCGATTAGTTTTGCAGTGGCGACTGTGGTATCAAATGCACCAAAGCTATACAGTGCGTCAGATCTGCGGATAATTCCGTTATTCAGAATTCCGGAAACAATACCGCTGGGTGCACCCACGCGTGTTTCATAAGTTTGCTGTGTGTCAACAAATCCATCACTGTTATAAGGAATGGCAAGATTGGGATTCAGTATACGAATCTTCTTGCTGGGTATGCCAGCGCTTGTTAGCCATGTTTGTGTATTACGATTCGTGATGTAAGGATTGATAAACACGGTCATGTTGGGACTATCATCTTCCCGTGTGCCCAAGAAGAATGTTACGGGAGGACCACCAGCTTCACTATTGATTTGACGCCAGTAATCCAAGCTGCCTGTGTAGCTTTCGGAAAGAACATAATCCAACGTGATAACGTCCGGAGCAAACACACTTTGACGTAGTTTAAACAATCCAACGATCAGTGTGTCGTCGAATTGACGTGTGCTAATGTCGAATGTAGGAATGTTTTCCATCACCTCACTCACACTGTTTCCTAGACCAAATTGTGTGGCACTCAGAGGGAAGTTAAGACGTGTGCGGGGTACATTTAGGAAGTTGTAGGTGCTTTCAACTTGGGAATCCACAGTGCTAATACGATTGATCCCGTCAAACTGAGTGGCAGGATTCAAATTTGTATTATCAATCATTCCCAGATAGTAACCTTCAAATTTGTCATTGATGCTTGTTTGAGCCTTGTTAAGAACGATCATTCCAGCATTTGCAAGCTGAGTTAGTTTGGATGCACCAGTGCTTGTGAAGCTGAATTGTGTGGGCTCATTGTTCCAATTTGTGAAAGCTTCGCCATTCAAAATGGACTGATATTCTTGGGAATTAAGTTCAATTTGTGTGGGTTGGCCCAAGAAATAAGTGTGTGCTGCAGACAATCCAAATCCTGTATTGGCTGAAACCAATTGATCTCCGCTGTAATAGGATCCCTTATAACTTGTTACAGGATAAACCAAGGCTGAATATGAATCTGTAAAACCTGCTCCGCTACCGCTACCATATGGCATACGGCTGACAAGCACTTCAGCTTGGCTTTGAAACATGGCTTTGACTGTGTGATAAAAATAACGTTCCGCTGCATTTGTCGGCTTGCCATAGATTTGTTCAAATTCACTCAGACTTGTGGGTTGAAGAATTTCGTCGATAGGACCTTGAGGAGCGAAGCCCGGTATCAAAACCGTTGTGGGAACGTTAATTACCGGCCGCAAAGAAAGGTCGATTTCGTTAATTTCAACTCCGGGACTCTGAATTGTACGCTTTGGCATATAAATTATTTATATTTTTTAGGAACTTTTTTTGCCTTTATTTATATTAAACTGGCTTGGAACTGAAAGAAACTAAAAGTAAAGGTACTTTCCGCTTCACTGCTATCACGGTAATTATAATTTATTCCTCCAAGTTCCACAGGTATTGCCCCGGTATAATCAAACTTTATTTTGTTATTATTGTATTCATCTAATCCATAAACGGTTATGGTTGTGCTGTAATCATTTAACGTTGGATTTTGGTTATTTTGTTTGGCATTGGGTATGCCCAATTTATCATTATTAAGCATGTTGAGCCAAGAGTATACAAACCAATAATTATTGAATAAATTGTCCACAGTAAAATTAACCGAAACATTCTCATAAGAAGGTCTTTGAAGACTTGAAGTTTTCATTACTTGACCGGCGTAATTGACTTCCACCTCCGGAACCTTGATTGTGGGGACCACTATCCCATAAACTGAAAATTGAAAAGACTGCATGTTTACAATCCGATTGTTTCTTTCGTATTGGTTTAAATAGGGTTTCAAAATATCAGGAGGAGTTATCACCATGATAAATTTGTCGCGACGTGTCTTATTGAGCATCGCTTGATCGTAAAAAGTAGCCATATTATTATTTAAAGAACTTTCCAACCTTCTTTTTCCAAATATTCCATTTCCACATCTCTTTCATCCTTGTCCGAATTTGAAAACATGACTGGCATGCTGGGCATCTGATCTTCCCGCCCGCCGAACTGATACACCACGTTCTCATTTCTTTTGAAAGGAATTATGCTACTGGGTCGGTTATTGGAATCACGTCCGGTAACTTCAAAATATTTTTCAACAAGTTCGTCGTTCAAAATGAGAAGGGCCATGGCCATGCTCATGACACAATCATCAAAATTGTTTGCCCCCTTACGGGCCGCCCATGTGCCATTCGGATATCTTGTGAAATTTTTCAATTCGTCCAGTGTGATTATGTCTTTGAAAACTATCGACCGAAGTTCATTGATCCAATAACGCATGTTGATAACAGCCTGATATTTTGTGTTTGTGTTTGTGAAAATTCCGGGCTTTTCAAAATTTGCTTTTCCGTGGGAATAACTGATGATGGGGTCGTAGTTGTAATTTTCAAAAAGAGCATCCACAACCTGTGCACCGCAATTATTGCGCTCAATTAAAAGCGGGGGATTGCCCCATTGAGCTAATATCTCCAACAATTTTGTTGTAAAATTATAAGGAGTAATTGTATTGTCTCGGAAACAAGCAACTTGCCGTATTGAACTTAGATCGGCCATGTCGAATATCTGAACCACGCTGCTGGCTTGTCCCACACCCTCTGCCACGTCAACTCCTGCCACATAGACCCCTGTTTTGCTGGGTTGTTCCCATATCTTATATTTTCCCTCATCAAAAATGAAAAGTGGACTGCTGCATCCACTTTTATACTTTTCATAATCATCCCCATTCAGGGCGGATTCTCCCTCTTGTAAAAATTCATTTCCAAATTCCTGATCAAAAAGTTCCCGGCTACCCAAGCTTTTGATGGTGTCATTTTTCCATTTCTCATCCCGTCCGGGAACCTCATGCCAATCCACCCGTTCAGTTTTCCAGTTGTTTTTTCCCTCCATGCCGTCCGTGTATAATTGATAAAAAAGATTGCCTGTTCCGTTAGGGGTACTTGCCACAAAAATTTTACTTTTCTTGGAGGAAGAAATAATCGGATATACGGCTGACCAGAATGTGTCCACCATGTTGTTGTCAATATGTGCCAACTCGTCGATGACCAATACATTAACTGAACTGCCTCGACCTGCATCCGATGATGTGGTACTGATGCTGATACGGCTGCCGTTGGCAAGACCCATGGCAGTTTTGCCATATTCCGTCACACCGGGCTTCAAATAATTGGGAAGATTTTCATAGGCAAGACGAACCCTTGCAAAGATTTCCTTGGCAGTTTCCTCTTTATTGGCCACCAAAAGAATTCGTTGATCTTCATTAAAACAAGCAAGCCAAAGACAATAAATTGTCATGACTGTTGTTTTTCCTGCCTGCCGACTGGAAAGCAAACACACAAAACGATTGTCCCGAAGACTGCGCAAAATTCGTTTTTGATAGGGATGCAATTTGATTTTTATGCGACCCACATCCAAATTGACGATGTAAAAATGATTCTCGGCAAAGTGCAGAATGTTTTGTTTGCATTTCTCAATCTCTTTTATCATTTCCGGTGAATACTCAAATTCAGCCTGAGAAGTCGGAAGATTGGGATTTCCCAAATATCTATCATTTGGTTTCATTCTGTATAAATACTTAACAGCGTATGAGCCAAAACAATAAATATATAAAGAAATACGGTATGCCTAAAAGTCGCGTAAAAACACTGGTAGAGATCGGGGCAGTCTATCACAAGATGCTTCTGGAAACCCCTATAGCTCAACAAGAAACAGTTATTGAAGAGAAAAAACAGAAGAAACTTTCTGATCCTAAAGCCAAATTTGGTACTAAACCCGGTAAAGGTGGAGTTCAAGCTTTCGAACAAGTAAAGGATAAAAAGCCTGTTTTGGAACCTGAACTTAAAGATTTTGCACATAAAGACAGCGGTCCGGATCTAAAACAACTGCGGGAACCAATCGATCCTCAAAACAAGAAATTTACAAAAGACAACTACTTTAACCCAGAACAACTTAGCAGTGCCAATGAAAGTGTTATTAGCACTAAAAATGTTGAACTTATAGTGGACGAACTTAAAAAAGATAACAAAGAAGAAGCCTATAGCCGTCTTTGTGAATATAAGACAATTTGGGGTAAAGAAAATTTTGTAAATCTGCTTACGGTTGCAGCTGTTAATGGCCATACCGAGGCACTTGAAGAATTTTTTAGCTATGTAAATAAAAATACAAAAAATAGAAAGGAAAATAATAAATAAATTATATGAGTAACTTTGACAAACTGTACGAAGCCGTGATGTCCGAGGACGACGTTGAACTCGGTATTACTGGTGATCAATCTGGCGCAGCTGAAGTCGCCCCAGCCGCCACAGGTGAAGAACAAGAGCTGACTCCCAAAGAGCATCTCGCCAAGGCAATCGAGCTTCTGCAGAAACTGCAAAGCCTCGACCTGATCCCCGACGAAGTCGGCGGTGAAGAAGCCGCTGAACACGCTTCTGAGGAAGATTACGAAGCCGCTTCCGATGAAGACGCTGAAGAAAAAGGCGAAGATGAAACCGAAGACGAAGATTCCGAAGAAATCGCCACTGAAGAAGTGGAAGCCGAAGACATCGGACATGCTCTCGTCAACGCTAAAAAGGGTCAGGAACTCACAAAAGTTTCCTCTGGCAGCAACAAGGTTGCCAGCACAGCCACCACACTTGCCAAGAATGGTAAGGGCGGTGACGCCAAAGTAACTGACAAGGTAGGCACCGAGGGCGAAAAGGGCCATGCACTTGTTGGTAGTGGTGTCAAGGGTGGAGCACCCACAAGCACAAAGGGCAAAGCCAACGTCGTGTCCGGAGTGATCAAGGGTGGTGGAAAAGGTGATCAAGACTTTTTCCAGTCCAACTGATTAAAAAAATCATAAAGAAAACCCCCGTTTAATAGACGGGGGTTTTTTTTTGACTAAATAAGTATATGCCATTTGAATATCATAAAAACCTAAATTCCAAGTTTTGGAAAGATTTTATATTAAATGAATCTGTGGCAGGAAAACTTGTGGATATTGCTTTGGATTTTTACAGTAATTTAAAAACAAATGCTCCTTTGGAAGACATTGAACTTACAGGATCCCTTACAAATTACACATATACAAACAAAAGTGATCTGGATCTGCATCTTCGTATTGATTACAGCAAGGTAAAAGCCAAGCCAGATCTGGTAAAACAACTGTTTGAAGCAGAAAAATATAAGTGGAATCTGAACCATGACATATCCCTGAAAGGACATCCGGTGGAAATATACATAGAAGACACCAGTGTTAAACCATATCCTACCAAACCTGTATACAGTCTTTTAAAACACAAATGGCTTCAAAAACCATCATATACCCCGCCCAAAATAGATGAACAAAATGTAAACAAAAAAGTGGAAGCTTATAAAAATGAAATCGATGATTTACAAAAAAGACTGAATGAAACTGATTGCCGAATTGTATTGCGTCAAATCCACAACCGATCCAAAGCGATTCGTCAAAAACTTGCGGATTCCAGAAAAGAATGCATGAAAGACAAAGCTGTTGTTTTCGATTTTTGCATAGAAAATCTGGTTTTTAAACGTCTTCGGGACATGGGATATTTGGACAAACTGAATGATATCAAACTTGAATCATATGACAAAATGTTCACAGAACAAACTTGGAACAGCGGACTTCAAACCATGTTCATGTCAGATCTGATGGGAAAGGTTAAAAAGAAAAAAGATCCTCGCCACATGAAACCATTTGTGCGGGATCCGGGCACACGCAAACATATTC